GACCAGTAGTTCCACCAGCACCTGTTACATTATAAGTTGCCATAGTTCTCTATTATCCTCCTAATTAACCTATTGTTATAACGCCTCTTTGGACTGCTTCACTTCTAAGGATTTTTCTTCCAAAAACGTGTAGTCCTCTGACAACGTCTGCGAATGAATCAGGGTCTCTGATTAATTCTGTTTTAGCGATATGATTTACAGTCGCAACTCCTGACATGTGTCCGTATACGAATGCATACTCATTAGATCCAGAAGATCCAAAAGTATGAGACGCAGCACTTCCACTTGATACAGCAATAGCGTTTGATGAATACATATTAAAACCAAATAATGGTCTGTCTGTAACTTTACCATTTCTGATTTGTGATGCAGCACCATCGTTCATTACTGATTGGTCAGATAGTTTTCCGCCTGCTTTTCTTAATTGCTCAAAAAATTCAGGTGGTGCAACTAGCCATCTATTTTCTTCTGGCACATCATTTTTATCCAGGTTCTTTTTAAGTGTTGATACTAAATTAGCTAAAGTATCTACAGCTGCGTCACCATCAATTGGTGATGCATCAGTTCCTGCACCCGTACCATCACTTGCATTGTCGTATATAAACTTCAATACATTGTAGTCGTAGTTTTTCTTTAATGAATATGCACCTGAAGAGGTTGCAAGAGCTTCAAAGTTTACATGAGATTGTCTTTCTTCAATATCATCTACTTTAAAAGCAAAGTATGAACCTTGATCAACTGTCATAGTTATTTGGTCATCAGCTAATATTTGTGTATCAACTGTTTGACCTCTAGCATAATCTCTGACTGTGATTGTTGGCTCTTTAATGATCTTTACTGTGTCACCAAAGTTTTCGATTTCTCCAGCGTAATCAGTATTAGTAATATCCTCTACTACTGATGCTCTTCTGAAGAATTTCTGAACTTTCTGACTAAAGATCTGTGGAGTAAAATTACCTTGTGAAAGGTTATTATATCCAGTAGCATTTGTAAAAGCCATAATGCTTCTCCTTATTGTTTAGTTAGATTGTTAACGTTGTTCAATCCTACCTTCTAAACGAGCAAGGTCAATCTCCTTTTCAAATTTTTCAAACTGATGAGGTTTTAATTTAGAAATTTCACTAGTTGTCCAAATTTTTTTCTTTGGTATATCAGAATCAGTAGCTTTTTTAGTTTTAGAAATTGCTTTAGCAGCTTCTTTCTTAACATCCTTTTCTTCTTTTTTAGTTAGTGTGCTTTGGCCACGATCCATTTTATATAGATCAATAGCTCTTGCAGCTAACTTAGAGTTAGATGTATTTTCATACAACCAACCTTGAATAGTAGGATCTTGTTGTTCAGCCCATTCATGAAAGTCGTCTTTTGCACGAATATCATTAAAGTCTGGGTGAAGTTTTAAAAGTTCTACTTCAGCTTTTTCTTTTGCAATTTGTTCTTGTTGGAGTTTTAAGTCTTTATATTTATTTTCAAGATCTGCAGTTTGAGTAGTTGCTTTGTTTATTGCAATGGTTTCAACCATATCATAAACATCAGGGTACTCTTTTCTCCATGCCTCTAACTCTTCTTTAGATTTAGGTGGCACAAATTGTGTAGTGCTAGATTCTAATTGTGTACGCAAAGATTGAAGTTCATCCTTGTGTTTATTAATTGTAGAATCATAGTGTTTTTTCAAATCGTCATAACGTTTCTTAAAAACACGATCTTCAGCTTTTGCAGGGCGTTCAGTAAGAGGAGTAGCCTTTTGATCTATTGATTCTGCAGTCTCTTTAGATGCATCGGTGTCCTTCTGTTCGGTTGCTGCTTCTGCTTCTTTTTCTCTTTGTTCCCTATGAAACTTTGTTAATTCACCTTTAGCAAATGCCTCAGTTTCAGCATCATCAGTATCTCTAACTTTGCTATAAGGATTTGCTTCTTGTACCTTAACTTTAGTTTCTTCAGAAACTTTCTTTTCTTCTTCCATTATTTTTACCTATTGGTTGAGTGCCTTATGGGTAAGGGTAGCTCTATTCCATAAATTGTGGGCTGATACTAAGAAATAGCCATTGCATCAGAATCAATAGCGTCATAATTAACGTCAGACTCTGGGGCTTGCACCATTTGTGTATCAGGTGGCACAGTTGTTGTTTGTTCCATCTGTCCAGCTAAATCAGCTACAAAACTTTGTACTGATTCCTGTTCAGTTCCAGGATATTTTCTTATAGCAAAATTTTTTACTACAGAAACTGGAAGAACAACGTTTTCTTCATCTTTTGTAAACTGCGTTAACAGAGGTTCTATCTCTGGTGCAATCTTACTTAAGACTTTACTAACAGATGGAGATAGGAATGTGTTTAATAAATTCTTATCTTCATTTGTTAAATTTTGTACTCTTTGTAATAAACCCTCTTCTCTAGGTGTATTTTGTGGTGCAGGTTTTTGTGCAACTTGCTTTGGTTCTGTTGGCATTTTTATACCAGACATATCTGGTGCTTTAGATACTGGTCTTTCATTCATCATGCCAGTTGTAGTAACTGTTCCTTTCATATCTTTAATAGCCATTATATCTTACCTACCCAATAACATAGAGGTAATATAACTTTTCTGTATAATCTACCAAGCGTATGTCTTTTACCTCTAAGAGTTTGTCTCATATCAATTGTACTATGTACAGCAATATGTTCTAATACATTTTTAATAATTTTATTTGTAATACCTTTTTGTTTTGCATAATTAACTAAAGGTAAAAATAATTTGTGATATCCTTTTTGATATTCTGGTGCAATATTACCATGAAATTTCATCCATATTTTATTTCTAAATGATCCAAATCCATATGATTCATTCATCATAGTACAAACTATTTTACCACCACCACCTGAAGATCCTCCACCTTGACCCATATAATCTGTATCTCTACCAAATCCAGATTTACCAAAACCTGTAACATTAGTTGTAGTATTACCACCTGATCTTCTATCTCTATCTTTTGCTTTATTTTCTAGATAATCTCTGTGTTGCTCTTTCATTTTTTCAGTATCACGTTTAAATTTATCAGATACATTTTTTGTAGCAATTGTTTTTTCTCTTCTTGCAATTCTTTTTGCACCAGCTTGATTTAGATTACCAAATGCAGAAACTCTATTCATACCTGCAAATAAATCTGTTGATGGATTACCAGCTATTCTACCATCTTCTCTAACATTAAAATATCTTTTATTAAAATCAACTGCTGCTTCTGTTTCATTACGAGGTGTGGCTATTACATCTAGTGCCATCATCATAGGTGTTTTAATTTTATTTAAAATAGAATCTTTAGTTGTTCTTAATGATGTGCTTATTGTTTCTAATGCTGATGGTTTTACTTCAGGTTTAACATCTTGTTTTTCTGCAGGATCAGATAATGTTCCTGCAGTACTTCCTTTAAATCTTTGTGTATCAAGTGCTGTCTCTGGAGATTTAGCTACAGTTATACCTAATGTATTTGCAGTAGCATCATCTGGAGTAGCACCTGATACCATTTCTTGTCTAGTCATGGCATCTGCAGCCATTCGATCTACATTAGGTCTATTTACTGTAGTTCCTTGTTTAAATCTATCACCTTTTAAAAAATCAAAATCAATGCCTGGTGCTTCAACTACTCCTCTTTGAACATTAGCAGAAGTAACTGCTGGATCTTTTAAAGAAACATCTGATAATATATTTTCTTGTGGTGCAGCTTCCTTTGCTGTCATTCGCCTATCACCAGCAACATCTCTCATGTTAGGTCTATCAAATACTCTTTCTGTTGGAGATTGAATGTCTAATGATGATGTTATTTTATCACCAGCAACATCTCTCATGTTAGGCCTAGTAAAAGTATCAGATAACATACTACTAGTTTTTCTAGCTTCTTGTAACATACTACCCGTAGTATCTATTACATTATTATCACCACGTTCAGGCATTTGAAATGCCATTTGAGTTTGTATAGCTGTTGTATCACCAGTGATATCAGTAGCTGTTTTAGTGTCTGTTGTAGTAGTTGTAGGTGTTGTAGTAGTTTTAAAATCTGGTATAGATAAACTAGCTAATGTATTAAATCCAACTTCTTGTGTAGTATAATTACCTTGAGCATCACGAACTAACTCAATAGTTCCACCTTGTTTTCTATTTGGATTAAATATTGCCATCCTTATTGCGTTTGTTCGCCTCTTCTAGGTTGAGTATTTGCCGCACTAAAGCCAGCTTCCCCTGGCATTGGTACATCACCTGTACCGATGTTGCCACCTCCAGCTCCCGTTGGATCTGTTGGCGAAGCTCCTGTAGGTACTGGACCAGTCTGTCCCATTTCTGTTTGTCCTCCAGCAGCGGCTGTATTGTTTTGATTTCCATTTGCCATTCCCATTATTTGTGCATAGATCGCAGCTTTCTCTGGATCATTAATTAATTGATCTGGATCAATATCTAAAGACTTAGCTATTTCAGTTAAACATGTATGCCATCTGACAAAAGGTGCAAGTGCAGGATTAGCTGCTGTTTGCATAAATGTCATTAGTCTTTGAGATCTTACTTCTTTCTGCATCAAAGAAGAAGTGCCTTGAGCTTTAATCTCTAGATCACCTTTGATATGCGGAGCATCATCATTAAACTGCATGTTCCAATAAAATAATGATTGTCCTAGGGGTTTAAGTAAATAGTCGTCAATATTTTTAATTACTGTTTTAATACTTAGAGCTGCAGCACCCATTAGCATTGACATGCCAGATGCTGTTCTAGTTGTAGATTGTACACCTGTTGCTCCATGTGAGTACGATGGTATACCAGTTGCTTCATCAGCTAACTGTCTAAACTTATCAAACATTTGTAAATTTTCATATGCAGTATTAGGAAACTTAACTCCATGTACTGCTTGTCCTGTTTGTCCACTCTGTCTTCTAAATATTTTACCAGGAAATACTTTCATATCTTGACCAGGCACTAGCATTGTTTCATCAACATCAAATACTAGATTACCTGCAAGTGCTAAGTTATCAATAGCCATTCTTGCATGACCATTCATAACTTGCTGTGAGTCTTCCATATTTTCTGGAATACCAATACCAAAAAATTGATATGGATTTAATTCATATGGACATACTAAATATGGAATACGATTTGGAGTAAATGGATTTTCAACCATTCTTAATACTTCATTACCACAAATCCAAATATTAACTGATACTACATCACCTGTAGCTTCATATACTAAACCACATTCATCTGCAGTTTTTCTATCTATTGTTCCCCAATATTCTAATACTTCAAATCTATTTTTATAAATACTTGTGATATTTTCTCTATCATATAAAGAAGATTCAAATCCTCTAGTTTGATAGTTAGGACCCATTTCTAAACATTTCATAACAGCTTCAGAATTAAACATAGGTTTTTCTGCAAGATCTTCAAACTGTTGTTTATTATAAGAATGTCTTTGAATTACATAATCACAATCATGAATGTTTGTAGCATTTGGATCTGGATAAAAATCCCAACATGATACTGCCTCAATACTTGGAATACTTTTTATTTTTTTAATATTTATATTTGCAATATTTCCTTGATCATCTTCCATTGTATCAAAAGAATTATATTCTTTTAAATCTGTAAATGGTCCTTTTAAAATACCTGTACCTAATAATACCATTTCAAAAAATACATGTCTTAAAATTGTAATAGCTCTACTTTCTTCTAATTGATCATGTATTAATTTTTGCATAGCTTCAGCAGCCATTCTTGCTGGTTCTATCTGTGGTCCACCTATATTTGATGGCCCTTCTTCAAAACCTAAATTTTTATATTCTTGATTTAAATTTTTCATTAAATCATTTACAGTAGCACCTGGTGGTATTTGTGCACCATCACCAGCAAATCCATATGGATCTGGTTGTTGTGGTTGCTGCTGTTCTTTTGGTTTTAAATTAGCTCTTGATGCAATATCTTCTGGTACAGATGTGGGAGATACTCCTAGTGGAAATTTACCTTGAGAAAATAAAACTTCTATAATTTGACCAAACGAAGCAAGAACTTTAGTCTTTGTTATTTTAACAAATACTCTTGACTTTTCATTTTCACGAAATGCCATTTCTGGTCCATATAATCCTCTATAGTTTCTATATGCTTTTAACCATCTTTTTTCATCATAGACTTTAGATGTTTCAGCTTGTTGAAACTTACTTCGTATTAAA